CGAGATCTACACTCTTTCCCTACACGACGCTCTTCCGATCTTTCGTTATTCCCAATGAGACCACGTCCCCCATTTGATTAAAAAGCACGAAAAAATACTTGACAAATGAATGGGCATGTGGTATTATAATTATAGAAACAAGGAAACCATATAAAATAAGGAGGAATAAAATTATGTTAAATGGTAAGATTGTATGGGGCGAAAGTTACGGACAGGGTTCATATAACTTTTATAAACAAGCGAAAGAAGTTGAAAGACAAATAAATAACGACGATTTTGTAATAGGAATGGTAATAAGAGTAAATGATGAAATTCGTACCAGAATAGCTAAAATTTTAGAACGAGGTGAAACTGATAATACAGGGCGTGCAATAGATTATTGCTTAAGAAGCACTGGAAGATACTTGCATAGAATGTATTATATAAAAGATGGGCATAAATATATGGCTACTATAGATTTAGTGTTGAAAAAATTTATTTTAGAGATTGATTAAAAGGAGGAATAAAAATGATAATGAATGAGAAATATAAAATAGCGTATGAATTATGTAAACAAGATATAGAGCTAGGTTTATACGATAAATCTTTAGTAGCAGTGGCTATACAAATTGGTAGGTTATCTACCTTTTTAGAGCTATCAGACTTCACAGAGGACGAGAGAGATAATGAAGAAAATAAATTGCGTGAATTGTGTAATTGTTGGGAAAAAAGATATTATTCAAAGGAGGAAAAAATAAATGAATGAGAAATATAATGAAGAGTATGAAAGATTTAAACTAGACATTTCTATAGGTTTGTATGATAATGCAATTATAGCTATGTCAAGTAATTTAGGTAGACTTTTAGCGTTTTTAGAGTTATCGAGTTTTACTGAAACGGAGCGCAGTGAAGAAGAGAAAAAAATTAGAGCCTTATATTATGATTGGAAAAAAAGATATTATTTAAAGGAGGAAAAATAAATGATTCAATACAGATTGCATAACATTACAGATTTTGGGGTAGAATTGCACGACTTCTATACTGAAAATTCACTAAACAACTACATATCCTTATTCGTTGACCCACCATACTGGGTAGAAAATTTGTATACTAATAAAAACATTTATGTGGGTTTTGATGGACAGAGCTACGTCAATCCGACAGATGGAATTAAAGACTATATAGAGACAGACACGTCTAGCAATCTTTATACAGAAAAGGTTTCACGTGAAACATTACATGAAAGTGAAATAGACTGGATAAAAAGGCACGCACCTATAGAAGAAGAAAAAGAGCCATACACTAAACTAGAAAAGATATCCTCTTTCTTAGGCATTTTGTCCGTCGTTATCATGGCAACATTTTTACTATATCTTTTCTTATCTTCTGTATCATATATAGCTGAACATTTTTCACAATTCACATGGAAAGTCTTTAATCTTTTATAAGGAGGAAAAAACACATGGCAAAATTAACAAACCAATTATTGCGTTACAAAGTAATGTTTACAAAAGGCGGAACAGGCGGATATACCGCACGAGTTATGATACCAAAAGAAGCAATTCGAGATTTAGATATACACGCAGGAGATTATATCGAGTATACACGTGTCCCTAATGGTCTATTATTGAAAAAGGTGATTGATTATGAGTAGAAAAAGGAAAGTATCTGAATTACAAAAATTATACAATAAAGAGTATAAGAATTATTTAAGACGTGTACAAAGACAGGTCGAGCAAGGCGTGCTAGTCAAGGCGATACAGAAAGTAAAAGTACCGAAAAAGACAAGTATTGAAAAGCTTAAAAAACAGACAGCGAAAGTGATTAAAGAAAACGCACCCGTTGTTAATTTATTAACAGGCGAGCTTATTATTAAATCAGAAAAGGAAAGAAAAAATGTATTAGCTTTGAACAGAGTTTTTGCATCGTTAGTACCTTTTGAACAGGATTATGCTCGACAAAATAATATTACCACTTTAAAAGGGTTAAAAGAATTAAAATCCACAGGTGTTCTAATACGTGACTTTGCACCAGTACCCGATTATGACCTATATATTGATATGTGGTATGATAGTTTAGATAGTTTTGTACCATTTACAGCACATTATTTAAGAATGAAAACAGACGCACTACTGGCTACTGCTACTGACACAGAACGAGCATTGTTTGGCTACACATATAAAAATGCACCCGAAGTATTCCCAACTGAGCCATACATGGATAAAGCAACGATTGATGCAGTTTTTTCAAATATTCTTAAAAAAATGAAATTTTTTGAAAATAGTGAGGATTTCCAACAATTTATAAATATGCAAGATAATATTATAGAAAGAGAATAATCATGAAAAAGAAAAATGTTACATATTGGGCTTGCGATTTCGAGACGACCGTGTGGGGAGAGGAATTAGAAAACCAATTAAGAAAAAAGCAAGACTGTACAGAGGTATGGTCTGCCGCTGACGTTGCTCTTTATGATAACAGTGAAACAGTTACAATTACTCATTCGATTAGAGACTTTTTAAATCGGTTTTTAACCATGGGAGGCAACAATATATTATATTTTCATAATCTATCTTTTGACGGTTCTTTTATTGTTGATTTTTTATTAAAAGAGAACTGGAAATGGGTACATTGTAAAGATAAGGAAATGAGAAGTAAGACTTTTCAGACTTGTATTTCAGATTTGGGTTCGTGGTACTGGATAAAATTAAAATGGAACAAGAACTTTATCGAAATACGAAACTCGTTGAAATTAATGCCATCATCACTCAATAACATAGCTAAATCTTTTAAGACAAAGCATAAAAAGTTAGAAATGGTTTATACAGGTATGCGATATGCATATTGTAACATCACGGAAGAAGAGAAAAAGTATATTGAAAATGATGTACTAGTATTAAAAGAAGCTCTTGAAATGATGTTTGATGCGGGACATCAAAAGCTCACAATCGGCTCTTGTTGTTTATCAGAATTTAAAGCAGATTATGATTTAAAGGATTATAAAAGATTGTTCCCTGATTTAAGAGAGGATTATTTAGACGAAGATGTGACGGGTGTATGGAACATTTGGGATTATGTTCATAAATCGTATCACGGTGGGTGGTGCTATCTGAACCCAAAATTTGCACATATTGTAGTCGGAGAGGGTCTTGTATATGATGTAAATTCTCTTTATCCGTCTATGATGCATAGCATGAGTGGCAATAAATACCCATTTGGACATGGAGAATATCACAAAGGAGCGCCACCTATAGATTTAGTAAAAGCAGATAATAAGTATTATTTTATCCGCTTTACTTGTAGATTTAGAGTAAAAGAGAACGCTTTTCCCTGGGTGCATATTAGACATAGTGCATTGTACAAGTCGAACGAAAATTTATATACATCTGATGTTAGATACAAAGGGCAATATTATAGATATTATAGAGACGCTGACGGTAATATGTGCGACACAAAAGTAACATTGACCATGACTTGCACAGACTGGGAATTATTTAATGATACTTATGAAATTTATGATTTAGAGATACATGATTATGTATGGTTTTATGCCCGTGATGGATTTTTTGATGCTTATATTGATAAGTATGCAGAAATGAAAAAGAACAGTAAAGGCTTTTCTCGTCAGTTGGCAAAACTGTTTTTGAATAACCTTTATGGAAAATTTGCAATGTCTGATAACTCATCTTATAAAGAGCCATATCTTGATGAAAACGGTGTTGTTAGATTTATCTTGCACGAGGAGCATGAAAAAGGAGTTGGATATATTCCGATAGGTTCTGCCATTACATCATACGCTATGAATTTTACGATAAGGCACGCATTAGCAAATAAAGAAAGATTTTGCTACGCTGATACTGATAGTATTCATTTGATTGGTTTGGAAGATGCGGAAATGGTTATTGAGCATCCTACAAATTTTTGCTGTTGGGGTTGCGAGGCAACATTTGACTTTGCATATTATGAGCGACAAAAAACATATGCAGAACATATTGTAGCCGAGAACAGAGAGTCAGTTGATACACCATATTTAGATATTAAAGCGTGTGGCATGAGCAAATCAGCGAAAGAACAGTTCATTGCAGAAAACCGTGACATAAAAGAATTAACTACAGATTTGGAATTGTATAACTGTAATTTAAAGTCAGAGCGAGTAAAAGGAGGTATTGTGCTTAGGAATAAAACATTTAAGATACATCAGCAAAAAGATAAAAAAGTTACAATATAATACTTTCAATTATATTACGAATGTGTTATTATAATAATGTAATAAATAAAACATATTACGTTGCAATTCACAGTTAAGTAAGTAAAAAAGGAGGAAAAAGGTGTTTATGATTGATACTTTAGAAAATAAAGAAAGATTATGCTATGCGGATACTGATAGCATACATTTAACAGGATTGAGCAATCAAGAAATGAATAGTGAGTACCCTATGAGTTTTTGTTATTGGGTTGGAGGGGCAACCATGAGCAATTTAACAAAAGAACAGTATAAAAGAATAATTAATAGCAAGTTTGGTGTTATGCAATGCCAATCAAAAGATAGCAGAAAAGTTATAAAATAATACTTGCAATTATTTTATGAATGTGATATTATAATAATGTAATAAAACATATTACATTGCATTCACACTCACAGAACACAGAAAAAAGGAGGAAAACAAGATGTTTACAAGGACATTAGTCACAGCGGAGGTATCTGTAGAAAGAGTCTACAAAGACAAGGAGACAGGCGAAATCAAGAAAGATTGCTTTGACGAAAAACTGCCAAATTGCAGGACTAGAGACAAAGCGGAAATCTTGATTGAAAAGCAGTACAAAGGAGATATTGTTTCTATTTTAGATATTAAATTTAAATTGGAAAAACGCGCAATGACGGACGAGCAGTTTTTACTCAATTCTGATGTCAAGAGCGAAAAAATTGTTACCGAAGCAGAGTTACAGGAAATGAAAAAGGAAGATTAAAAGGAAAAACAGGAGGTAAATAACATGGTAGAAATTAAAGAAATGAGCAGAGAGTTTACAAAGGTTGAAAAGTATTTAATGACCACAGCACCCGACATTGAGCCATTAAAAAATATTGATGACGGGCAGTCTATCGAGGTTGACGGTTTTATCATTTTTAATGACATCAAAGACAACGGAGACGTGCAGGAGATTGTGAGTATTATCACACCCGATAAGAAAGTTTATTCGGGACAGTCCGCAACCTTTAGACAGTCTTTGAAAGATATTGAAAGTGTTATGGACGGTGAAAAATTTTCTATCATTAAAATTAGTGGAAAGACAAAAGCAGGGCGCGATTATATCAATTGTACCTTAGATGTATCAAATTTATAAAATGATGTCGTGAGAATACCATTTTAATTCTCTTCTTCTAAAGGGGTGGCTATATGCCACCTCTTTTATAAAATAAATGTTTCACGTGAATGGAGGTGCTAAAATTATGAATGATGGTTATTATCACTGTGAGAGATTATTAACTATGAAAGATAAATACGGGAATACACCCGACATTTTTATTGTGGACGGCAACAGAACAGCGGGTAAAAGTTATTCTATTAAGTGTCGGCAAGTTTCTGACTTTTTAAAAGATAAATACAGACCGGAAAATCAGTTCATTTATTTATATCGTAATGTTGTTGATATGAAAAACTGTGCTGATACCTATTTTGGGGATATAGCGGAAAAATTTGACGGTTATGTTATGACTGAAAAAAGCTTGATGCGAGGTGCATTAGTACAGTTATTTATCAATGAAGAGCCGTGTGGTTATTGCTTAGCTTTGTCCGTAGCGAGAAAGTATAAAAAAATGCGTGGGTTGTTTGTCAATATTCGTTCTGTGTTTTTTGACGAATACCAAGATGAAGATAATATATATTTACCAAACGAAGTAAACAAATTATTATCGTTGCTCACTACAATTAGTTCGGGTCACGGTAAACAGCACAGGAGAGTTATGCTATATATGGCATCGAATACAGTATCTTTGTTAAACCCTTATTATAGCGTGTTTGGTATCAATAAAATGTTAAAGAGAGACACCAAATTTTTACGTGGTGATGGTTGGGTGTTTGAAAGAACTTATAATGAAAGCGCTTCAACCGCGTATAAAGAAAGTGCTATTGCAAGAGCTTTTCGAGGTGCTGAATATAACGAATATGCGAGCGAAAACAAATATCTAAACGATAACGAATGTTTGATTGGTAAACCAAGTGGGCAGTCTCGTTATATTTGTACAATTAAATATAATGATAATTTATATAATGTCAGAAAATATGATGTTTGCCTATATGTGGCAACAGGGGCGGACGATAGTTTTCCAACAAGGATATGCTTTACAAAAACTGATGTCATAGATAATACGGCTATTCGTGTCAATTCAACGCATTACATTGTTACAATGTTACGAGAATATTTTAACAGAGGGTTACTTCTGTTTGAAAATTTAGAGTGTAAGAACATGATATTTGATGTGATATCTTTTTAATGTTTCACGTGAAACATTGACATTTCAAATGATATATGTTATCATAATATCGTACCCAAAATAATACAGGCATTGTAATTGATATACACGCACATAGACAAGTAGTCTGATATCAATTTTTGGCGTTGCGTTCCCTTTGCATTGATTATTTTGTAACGTACAATATGTTTCACGTGATAGTGTTTCACGTGAAACATTTTTTATTTACAAATAATTCTATTTGTGTTATGATAGAAAAAAGGAGGTGGTATCATGCAAGAAATCATGGCAGCTATTAACACGTTGGGACTGCCTACAGTTGTAGCAATTGCGTCTATGTGGTATGTGAAATATCGAGAAGATAAGAATGACGCACGCATGGATAAACTAAACGAGTCACACAAGCAAGAAATGTCAGACATTACAGAAGCAGTGAATAATAACACACTTGCGTTACAGCGCATTTGTGATACATTTGAACAGAAAAAGGAGGATTAAAAAATGAGTGTAAAAAAAGCGGTTGACATCTCGTATCATAATGGAGTGATTGATTTTGAACGATTAAAAAACGCTGTCGATTATGTGATTATTCGATGCGGATATGGACAGGATATGACATCACAAGACGATAAACAATGGAGTCGAAACGTGAGTGAATGCGAGCGATTGGGTATTCCATATGGGGTTTATTTTTATTCCTACGCAAAAACAACAGCTAGAATTGAGGGTGAAATCAATCACTGCCTTAGATTATTACAGGGGCACACTCCTAATTTACCTGTATTTTTCGACAGCGAGGAAAAAGGAACACAGTCTGTAGCAAAGCACAACGCAAAGCGTTTTTGTGATGCTATGCTGACGCATGGATATAAAGCTGGAATTTACGCTAGTAAATCGTGGTACGAAAAATACATCGGTGAGACTTGGGGATATGACTTGTGGATTGCTCGGTATGCGAATGTGTTAGGTGTAGACAATGTAGACATTTGGCAGTATTCCAGTAATGGAACTGTTGACGGTATTAATGGCAGATGTGATGTGAACCATGTTTATAAAGACTATGGAACTTCAAATCTTGTACCTAATGTTCCACAGAGTCCACCAACGCACACAACCCCAAGAAATGAACTGGTTGCCATGGGACAGCAACACGCCATTAATTTTACAGGTGTTCAAATCGCAGTTGACGGCATTGTTGGAAGAAACACAAAAAGAATGGCGGTGCGCGTAGTGCAACATGCTATGAACATGGATTACGGCCGTACGATTGCAGAGGACGGACTTGTTGGTAAAAAGACAAAAGCGAAAGCAGGTCGGCATTATGTGAAACGAGGGGAAACACAGTACTTAGTCACAGCGCTTGAAATCTTATGCTTATTGCAGGGGAAAGACCCGAACGGGGTGGAACACCCAGGAACATTTGGCGGAGGACTGGCGCGCGCTTGTGGAATTGAAATCGTTTACGCGAAAGATATGTTATACACGATTTAATGATTATTCACGTGGAACAAAAAATGTTTCACGTGAAACATTTTTACGGAGGGTAGTAAAATGCCAAATATCAATGTTGCATACCAGTGGGCGGTCAATGCCTGTAATGCTCCTAACATTGGATACTCACAACAATACAGAAGAGGTCAGACCGTGAACGGTATTACTTATTACGATTGCAGTTCTTTTATCTCAAAAGCACTTACAGAAGCAGGGTTCTTTTCCTCGAACCCATGGTTCACCACAAGGACAGAAGAGGGCTATCTATTACAAGCTGGGTTTAAAGAAATTAACATTAATGAAGCGTGGCAAGCTGGGGACATCGTGTGGCGTAGTGGACATACAGAAATGGTCTATCAAGGGGCAGGCTTAGGAAATGGAGGAGTTACCATGGGTGCACACAGTGGACGATATCCCTTACCCGACCAAGTAAGTATTAATAATTATGTGTCAAAACCATCCGCATGGACAAAGATATATCGTTATGGAGATAGTGCTGGAATGCCCCTTGAGTGGGTTCACGGAAACCGTTATTTGACAGACGATGAAATGAAAAATAATGCTTATGTACTCTATAGCACGATGTTCTTTAAAGATTTTACCTTGAATGCAATAGCTGGAATGTTGGGAAATATGGAGATAGAGTCCAATATTAACCCAGAGCTATGGCAGTCGCTAAAAGAGGGAAATTATAATGGTGGTTATGGTTTAGTCCAGTGGACACCAGCAACAGTCTATACAGACTGGGCGAATGCACACGGGTATGATATCACAGATGGTTACTATCAATGTGTATGGCTCGATGAAGAAACTGTAAGTAGCGGACAATGGATAGAAACAGCAAAATATCCAATATCATGGGAGGAGTTTCGAAAGTCCACAAAAGAACCCGATTATTTAGCGTCAGTATTTTTAAAAAATTTCGAGCGTGCAGGCGTGGAAAAAGAAGAGGACAGAAAAAAGAACGCGCTAAAATGGTATGCGTATTTGCAAACATTATCGCCATATCCAGTACACCCACATACACGAAAAACAAAAATGCCACTTTACTTTTTCTTTCCGTGGTGATATAATAGATATCGTAAAAGGGTGACACTATAAATAAAGGAGGTAAATAAATGGATTTTAAAGAAGCATTAAGCGAATTAATTGACGCTGTAGCAGACGTTGAGGAACACGGTGACGCGATTGAAGTTTTACAGAATTATGAGGGAGAAAGAGACGGAGAAACAGACAGCGAATGGAAAGACAAGTATTTAAAGCTAGAGAGCGAGTATAAAAAGCGCTTTAAGGAAAAAATGGCAGAGGGTACGACTCGTGCAGATGATAAAGGCGAGTCAAAAGACGAAACAGAAGAAATTACCGTGGAAGATTTAGACTTTAACGGTAAAACAGAGTAAGGAGGATTTAACAAATGGCAGACGCAACAAATAAAAACATTTTAAAAGCAGTCAAACAGGAACTTTCTTTCGAGGTTCAGAACCACTTGCCTGTGGAAGTCTCAGACAATTTACAAGCTGTCTATGATAACATTCTGAATTTTGCCCCTGTTCGGAACGAAATTGTTCCGTCATTAATTAATCGTATCGGTATGCAGACGGTAGACAGCATCGCATGGAGAAACCCGTTAGCACGTTTCAAAAAAGACCCGATGCGATACGGTGAGACACATGAGGAAACTTATGTGAATATGTGTAAAGGACATGTTTATGACTCACAGGCAGATTTTAAATACGCATTCCAGCAATATCAGTCTTATATCATGAGCGTGTTCCATAATGTCAATCTTGAAATTCAGTACCCTGTGACGGTTACATATGACAATCTTAGAAAAGCTTTTACAAGCGAGTACGGTATCCGTGATATGATTATGGCAAAAATGGAAAGCGCTATCACAGGGGCGAACTGGGACGAATATCTCGCTATGCGTGATTTGATTAATGTCGGGTATGAAAAAGAGGTGCTTCCAGCAGTAACCGTTGACGCGATTGTGGATGAGGCATCAGCGAAAAAATTATTGATTGAAGTAAAACGAGCAGTTGGAGAGTTTGGCTTCCCATTGCCAGAAAACAATCCAGCAGGAGCAACGTCACACGCTATGCCAGCGAACTTGATTTGGATTACAACACCCGAAGTTAATGCACAGATTAGTGTTGACGCTTTAGCATATGCGTTCCATATGGATAAGGCAGACGTAGCAGTTCAGACCGTGATTGTAGACAAATTCGCGAATAGTGCGATACAGGGCGTTCTCTGTGACGTGCGATTCTTCAACGTACGTGACCAGTTTAAAGAAATGAGTGACCAGCGACTCGCAAATGTCTTATCATGGAACTACTTCTATACACAAGTAGAAATGGTCAGTGCTAGTCCATTTTATCCAATCCGTGTATTCACGACCGATACAGTGGTTAAAGCGCCGACGCTGAGTGTCACAGATGGAACTTATACAGCTGGTGAGACACAAGAAGTAGCGGTTACTGTTACAGCTGGTACAGGAACATATCATCAGAATTTAGTTACTCTTGAGGTGGAAAGTGGTGCTACCTCTGCAAAGACGTATGTAATACCGGGAACACATTTGTTACACACGGGAGCGGACGAGACAGGAACTATCGTACTGAAAGCAATTTACAGACCAGACGAGACTATCACAGGGACAGCAAGTTTCACAAAAGCGTCATAATTAACGGAGGTAGTTATCTATGATAAATTTACCTGTTCAGGGAGGGGTCGCACCACGCGACCCCGAAACAAAATTAAGATTGTATAGTGGGGTACCATGGTCTGACGAGTATGAACACGTTAGATTATACAATTCAAAAGAAGATTTGCTAAATCATTTAGAGTTATATCGTAAACATATCAATAGTGTTGACTTGTCACACCTTGCCCCGATTAAAGTAGGAAGTTATGATATCCGCGTACCGTTCACAGAAATGAAAGCACTTAATCTCAATTATTTAGCTTTTCAAAATAGTGGGATTTCTAACGAATGGGTATTTTGCTTTATTAATTCGATTGAGTGGCTCTCTGAAAAAACAACTAGAATTAACTTTTCCTTAGACGTTTTTCAAAATAACTTTTACGATGCAAATATCAAACCTTGCTTTGTAGAGTATCATCATATCCCTAGAAGTGCTGACGAAATAGGAGCAAATCTAACGCCTGTTAACCTAGAAACAGGCGAAACGATTGTATCACGTCACAAAAAATTAGACTTAACACCAACAGAGTGTTGCGCTTTTGTAACAAGAGGAACAGCGGAGCAAAGTTGGTTTGAGGGGCGCGTTGAAAATGGCGTTTATTGTTGGGGCAGTATCGGACATTATGATGTAACTACAGAAGATGGACTAAAAGGAATTAACACTTTGTTGGAAGATTATAACAATCAAGGTGCACAAGATGCCGTTATAGGATTATTTATGTCGCCAAAATTATGCACGCTTGCATTAGGTGGAAAAGAGATAAAACCTAAAATTACATCTATGCAGATATCTGACAATGTATTCGAGGGATATAAACCGAAAAATAAAAAGTTATACTCTTATCCGTGGTTATTTTGTTTAGCTGACAACAATCAAGGCAACACACATATCTATAGATATGAGTACAGTTATAGCCGAGATAAGTCTCTTGAGTTTGACAGCTACGGTACAATTGCAACGCTACCGCAAGTCTTGACAGCACCGAAAAATTATAAGACGCGCGAAGAATTAGGGCATGGACTAATGAGTGAAGCACTTATTAATTCCTCTTTTCCGATGTGTTCTTTTTCTTCCGATACTTACAGGGCGTGGCTTGCTCAAAATAAAAGTTCAATCGCTCTATCACAAGTTCATACCGCTGTCGATGCCACTCTAGGAACAGGCACGGCGATAGCAGGTTTAGCAGGAGGAAGCTTGCAAGGTGGTCTTAATGGACTCGGGAAAACTACGAACGCTTTTTGGGACGCTCTTGGAATGTTAGCCAATCAGACAGACAGAGCTAGAAATGCTGGGATGACACACGGGAAAGCATTATCAGAAAATGTATTGACAGGTATCAAGGAGTGCGGTGTTGATTTCTATGAAATGTCCTGTAAAAGACAATTTGCGGAAATGGCGGACAGTTTTTTCGAGCAATTTGGATATCCAATCAATAAGATTGTGACACCTTATCTACACTCAAGAGTCTATTGGAACTACGTGAAAACTTCTCATTGTGGATTTACGGGGGACATTGATTTAGACCAGTTGAAAAAGTTACGAAATATATTTGACAACGGTGTAACTTTGTGGCATACTGACGATATAGGGAATTATGGACTATCCAACGATTAAAAGGAGGTGCGTATAAATGAGAAACCCATTGCGAATTTTTGAACGAAATGTCAATAAAAAGAAAAGTAGTGATTTTGAAACAATTAAGAGTATCTTCTTTTACGATATTTTTGACATATTTGTAAATAGGTACACATGGAATGATTTGCCTAAAGAAATTCTACCAATGTACATTGAACAAACACTATTTTGGCATGGACTTGGTGTATTCATCAAAGATGATATCGCAGGGTACGCTTTTATGAAAGTTGCATTATCGGGGTTGCCCGATATTTACAATATACCACAAGATAGAATTGCTTACACAGCTAACGGTTATATAGAGGAATATGGAAAAGAAAATAGCTGTATTTTATGGAGCAACTACTCAACAATGCCGTACTACTACAAAGCTTTAATGTACGCTGATGCTATGGCTAATACTTGGAATACAAAAGGGATTAATATGTATGCACAGCGTACACCTGTTGCGCTTTCTTCTTCCGATAATGAAAAAATATCCTTTGAAATATTGGGGGAAATGTATGATAATTATTTACCTGTTCTAAAAGTTTCCGATTCATTAAACTTGAAAGACATCAAAGCACTGGACCTGGGCGCACCTTACATTGTGGACAAATGCGAACAGGAATTAAGAGATTTATGGTCACAAGTATTAACATCTTTAGGGTATGAAAGTAACCCTGTAGAAAAGGGTGAACGTCTTGTGACGGGTGAAACGGCTGGAAACAACGGGCAGGTAGAAGCAAATCGAAACGTAGGACTGACGTTAAGAAGAAGATGTGCAAATGCTATCAATGACTTATGGGGTCTAAATGTGACAGTTGATTTCAATAGTGAATTGCCTACCATGTTAAATGGATATATCCCAGACAAATATATGCAAAAAGGAAAAGAGGGTGATGAGATTGAGTAAATATACAACGACTATTAAAGAAATTTGTGAAAGCTTTATACCACCTCAAGAACTATGGAGCATGGACTTATCCGTACAAAGAATTATCGACAAAACACAGGGGAATTTTTTTGACTTTGATTTTCCATTTTATTCAGAGGACGGAAAAGACCTGTATACCTTTAAGACATATTTTTTACTTAGATACTGGAATAATTATATAGGTTTTGAAACTTTAGGAATGTGGAAAACTGCCTTCATGGCAAAAATGCATGAATTAATACCATATTATGCAAAATTGTATGATGCAATTCAAGACGATAACCCTTTTACAAATGTAAATATAACAATCACAGAAGCAGAAAAAGGAAACGAAAAAACAACAACAAAAGCAACAGATGCAGGAACGAGCGAAGTAAAAAACAACCAAAACTACCAAAATATTGATAGCGATAACCCACAAGTTACCGTAGCCACGCAAGATTACGCGAGCGCTATGAGCAGAGGCGAAACTGTCAATAACACGACTACAACCGCAAAAAACGACCACACAGGAAATGACAACAAAGACAGCAAAAGAGACAGAGACACGAAAGAGATAGGATTAAGAGGAAAATCAACAAGTGAAGCAATTGAAGAATATCGCGAGCAAATACAAAATATCAATAGAGAGCTTGTAGAAGCTTGCCGAGATTTGTTTTTACAAGTTTGGTGATAAGGAGGTGAACTGTATGTCAGAAGAGTTAAAACCTGTAGTTCCTTTACTTTGTTGTGATATCCCTAGCGTATACAGCAACAAACAGAGTTATTATGAATGCTTGTGTTATATAGGCTATAAAGTCAATGAATGTATTGACGCAATCAATGGGTTCACAGACGCGTATAAGCAGTATACAGATGAAAAAGTGGCAGAGTTAAAAACCTACGTTGACGGTCTTAATAATGACATTTATAATCATATCGCAGAAGTCGAAAAAAATATCCGTAACGATATGAATAAAAAAGACACTGAGTTAGATAAAAAAATTGATGATGTACAGAACAATTTAATAGAACGAATAAACAAGTTAAACGTTCTTATCTATCAGTTAAACAGTGAAACAAGAGATTATATTGACACGTCTATTACAAAATTATATGATTATATCAATAATTATGTACCAAGTAATATGCAAGTACTAAACCCTGTCAAGGGTTATTATACTAGCCTTAATCAAGCGTTAGGGGATATGTATGATAATTTAAGATACAACGCTTTAACGTGCAATGAATTTGACTCATTAAATTTAAGTTGTACAGAATTCGATAACTTATTACTTAGTTGCACAGAATTCGATTTGTATGGTGCTAAAAGATTTCGCGTTGATAGCAACTTGTATATGCACAGTCCTTTTACAGGCGAATATGTGTTCTATCAAGATGTTATCAATCAGCTTGCGGAGTTACATTTTAATAACCCTATTACAGTTAGTGAATTTGACGCTTTATTATTAACAGTGACAGCGTTTGAAGCTAAAGCGTTAAGCGCTTACACATTCGATAGTAACGCAAAAACAGCGTTAAAATTATAATAATCAAGGAGGACGAATAAATGAGTTCAACGAACAAAACAAATTATTACAAATTAAGCCAGTACATTGGGACAGACAAACCGACATATTTAGGTGATTATAACTCAGATATGTCTAAAATTGATGCTGGAATTCACAAAGTACAGGAAACAGCATCAACAGCCAATCAGACGGCAGGAAGCGCAGAAGCTAAAGTCACAGCTTTATCTCCTAGTGTTGAAGCATTGCAGAACGATATGGCAGGTGTGAAAGCTTCTGTACAGAGTTTAACGATTGACAATGCACAGAATAAAAAAGACTTAGGTACTTTAAAAGAAGAAGTTTCAAGCGTAAAAATAACAGCTAACGGTGCACAGTCTGAGGTGACAAATCTTAACGCTGATATCGAAAGAACTTTAAAAGATACAGTAACGCCCGTTAATGGCTTGAGAGGAACAGTTAACGCAGTTTACAATGCAAAAATGAATTTAATTAGCATTAATGGGCATTTGAACGTGTCCAGCCCGACAACAGTCGGAACAAATATCAGCGTTGGAAAGTTACCATCTAGCATTCCAGCGCCTAGCTCTAATAAAACGTTCTATTTTGTTGCAGGCTTGACGAAAGAGTCAACAAGTAATTATAGTCGAGTTCCTGCTGATATTACAATTGATACTAATGGTAATATTATTGTATCAAATCCACTGGGCGGGTCGGTTTATGATATTAATATTAATCTCATGAACTTTTATATGTAAGTAAAAAGCGAATAATAAAAAACCTGCCTCAATTATGGGGCAGGTTTATTTTTTAATAGTCTTTGTTTAATGGCGTGTCGTTGTATCTTCTTTTATATTCCCTATATAAATTATACCATTTATGACTAGCTTGTATTGTTCTTTCGTCACCATCTCCATAAACATATCCTAAATAATGACGTTTAGCATATTCAATTAATACACGTCTTCTTAATCTTTCTCTTTCTGTAATCTTCATTTTTATCCCTCCTTATTTTATACGGCTTCCTTGTTTCTATGATTATAATACCACACGCCCGTTCATTTGTCAAGTATTTTTTCGTGCTTTTTAATCAAATGGGGGACGTGGTCTCATTGGGAATAACGAAAGATCGGAAGAGCGTCGTGTAGGGAAAGAGTGTAGATCTCG